TGGAGTGCGCTTCAGTGGTTTGCGCTTTTTCTCCGGCTTATCCACATCACGATGATACGACACGCATCACGGACAAAAAGGAGCCCCCGCCATCGGCCAAGAAGGGGAAACCGATGACGGGGGCTTGCCTAAATACTAGCGGATTACTCGTCGTCGTTATCAAACTCCGTCAAGTTAATCTCGTCAAAGTCCCACTTGCCGCCGAGGGATGCCCAAAGCGCCCTGTCAATGGATGTTTCCTCAAGGTCAAGGTCCTGCATCATCAGCCTGTGCTGACCAATCGCCTTGCGGAGGAACTCCACCTTATCCCAGCCATCAGTCTTGATGGAGTCACCGGTCTCAATCATCCGCACGACCTCATCCAGTCGCTTGTCAACATGGAACTTGAACCGACGGACGCGCTGTGCGCGCTGCCCGTAGTGCTGCTGCGACTCAAGTTCAAGCCGAGAGCCTTCGCGGCCCATCGCGGAATAGCGCCTGCTGTCGGATTCCGCATCGGCCTCAATGTTGTCAATCTGGTTCTGCAGATTCTCCGACAGGGCAATCAGCGCATCGCGCCAACGACCCCAGTTCTCCGGCTTGAGCAACTCATCCTTCTGAATCGGAGAGAGCTTGTTCTTGACTTCTTCTGCGACCATCCTCGCAAAAGTGTCGTCATTTGAGTGCGACATGAATCGCCTCCCATAGGTTTGCCTTGTAGTGTAGGTATCCATATTCAATCTCCTTGATTGATTATCCCTTTCCGCCAGTGTGGCGGCATTGCTTTTCTATCAGGTTCCCTGTGCTATTTCCAAGCCGGACACATTGATTTGAATCCGCACCAGTTACACAGAATTGATGGCCGATGCTCAAAGTTGCCCGTTTTGCAGGCCTCATCAATATCGGCTTTTGTCTCCTGAATCGTTAGTTCTGTTTTTGCCACGTCATCCGGAGAAACCGTCCGAAGAAACCTGACCCCATCTTTGAGATAGAGAAGTTCAACATCAAGTTCATCCGAAGAAACGCCCTCTTTATCAATTGAGAGCGTCCCAATGAGCAGTGCGTAGACGATCAACTGAAAAAATTTGTCGTCTAGGAATGCACTTCGTGGCGTCTTTCCCGTCTTGTAGTCGGTTACCGCGATTCGCCCCTCCCTGAGGGTGAGGCGGTCAATGTATCCGTGGATTTTCACACCAGCAATCTCACCCCTGACAAATGTTTCCATTCCACGGGTAATTACATCGTTGGGATTCTCCAGTTTCCACAGGTTCTCAACGCACCACCATGCCGTCCAGCGGAAGAAGTTCAGTTCCTTTGGGCTGCTGATGAGCGCGGTTACCTGCTCCTCCCACTTGCTCTGCCACTGCTCGCGTGCGAGTTCCTTGGCCAGTGCCTGCGTCCGCAGTTCCGATGGGTATCGGTACAGATCCTCAAGGATGTCGTGGACGAAGTTGCCAAGCAGCGCTTCTTTCCCGCTTGGGTCATGGAGTCCATCAATCTTTGAGAACTTGAACTTCAGCGGACACTGCTGAAATGTGTTGATTGAGGATGGAGATAGATACTCCGGTGGAGTGAATGGCGGCTGTTTGGCCTTGTCCTCACTCATACGAGCCCGAGAACTGGAGCCTGATGGCCTCTGCGAGAAGTGCCTGAATATCCTCTGCCGTGGCAGTGGACTTAGTCGGCTTGGGCTTTCCACCACTGTGCTCGTGCCAAAAGACGTTCAGTTGCTCCTTGGCCTCCGGCGAGAGAGTGGCAACCGTCTTGATGAAGTTTGCCCAACTGGTGCCGGACTCATCGCCCGCCGGAGTGGCAGTGGCCTGAGTGGGCAAATCGGCAGTTGCCGCAATCGCCTCTTCGGCGTCAAGAGCATCAGAACTGCGCGCCAAATACAGGCCAACGCCAAATAGTTGGGCTGCCTTTTTGAGGGCATCCGAGACTGCGCCCTTGAAGTCATTGCCGAGGTCAACTGGCTTGCCGTCTTTCTTGGAGCGCTTGATGGTCTGTCCACCAAACCCATGCTTGACAATTTGCCGGTCGCCAATCCATGCAATAAGGCTGACGTGCGCGATGATTTCGTCCTGCTCGGACTGGTCACGCTGAACAGAGATGATCTCAAAAGACCAACCGTCAACGCCCAAGACGCGATTGAGTCTGTTGATGACCTCGCTGACAGGCAGGTAAACGAGTTCCACGCCCGCTACGACGCGGACCTTCTCCATCTCCTGCGGGAACTGGGCATACAGTTCCGAGAACGCATTTGCTGCCGTGGTGCTGTCTTCCATGTTTCTCTCTCCTATTGGTTTTTCGGCTTGCGAACGATGATGCTAGTGCGGAGTTCGCCAACTTCGCAATAGTTGTCGGGGTCAATTCCGATTTTGTTGAGTTCCTTGATTCGCCAATACGATGGCGCGCAGTAATCAAGCATCTCCACGGCGATTTCATAGGCTGATTTCAATTTCTCGCCAGTATCAGGATCAACGGCGAGTTGATTGAGCCTGTCGGCAACTGCCGAACCAAGTTCCTTGTGCTGCCACCCCTTGCGCTCGTAGGCGGACTTTTGCTCAATCTCGCTTCCGTCCGGAAGGGACAGTTTTTGAATCCGACCCATCAACTTGGGCATGGCGGCACTCAGTGAGTCGTAGACAATGCTGAGATCGCGCTTCAGGAAGTTAATGTCAACAAGAAGATTGCAGGCCTCTTCGGCGCCTGGCTCAGACCTGACGAATTCGCCAATTTCTTGGTCAAGTTTTGTAATGAGTTGGCGAATTTCGTTAATTGTCTCGTTGCTCAAAATAACCCCTCTTGGTTGTTCTTGCGTCAGACGAGTATAGAGACTCGCTTTCGTTGCGGCAACCCGAGACCGGTAAGAAACGTAAATGCACCAACAGCAGAGTCAACTTGGTCGTCATGGTCGGCCGCCTCGGGAAATGAGGCAAATTCATCAAGCCAGTTAGTTAACCACGCGTTTCTAACAATCCGAACATTTCCATTGGCCACCGCCGCAGCAAACGGGCGGGCGCGCGTGGTCTTGTCTCCGGTAGAGCGGATTGCGCCGAAGTCATATCCGGGAACGACATAGCGGGCGAATTGGTCAACGATTGCTTTTCCAGAGGAACCAGGTTCCTGCTCCATCCTGATCGGAACAGCACGGCCGTCCTCCTCAGCGGTCATGGCAATGAGTTGCTCTACCTTGTCTGACTTGGCGCGAATGCGACGAACATCAAGGACATAGGCGATTCCGCCGTCAAACAGCATGAGCGTTCCAACGGTGTAGTCAGGGTTTGGGTTTGACTGGGATGGTTCCGTTGCCGCCATATCCCAGAACCTCACGACACGAGCAGAACTGGTGATGGCCGGAATCTCGTGGGCATCAATGATGACAAACGAAGTCCGCTCAAAGAGGCTGCCGAGGGTGGTTGACCACCAGTCACCTTCCTCAAGCCTGCGCCTTTCCACTGGATCAAGGGCTGATAGCGACTGGCGGTACGACACGGCGTCAATGCCGGGGTTGTCGGTCAACCGTGACGGAACGAAGATACGCCCAGCAGACTTGCCCTCCACGATGAAACGCTGTCTCACCCAGTTTGGTGCTGGGTTGGATGCCGCACGCATTCTCAGTGGGATCTGGGAGACCGGACCCGAGGCAGGGCGACGCAAGCGGGAGAAGAGGTATCGATAGTCGGATTCACGGATTTCCGTGACCTCGTCCATGCCGATGAACTGGAACTCCGAACCCTTGTATCGGAGGTAGTCGTTGGCATTATTTAGATAGCCGAATGAAATACGCGCACCAGACGGGAAGGTCGCGATATAGGTGTTGCTGTTCCAGTGGATGTCGTCATAGTTGGACATCCACGACCTAAAGCGGTCCATGAGCGCTCCCGGCAGCGAAAGGTCGGCGAATGTACGACGGAAGAGAATGGCCGAATAGCCGGGAATGTCAACATATTGCAATGCAGCCATAAGAAGCGCCGACGAATTGTGTGTCGGGATAAAGTGATGACCAGTGAGGTACAGATGGTCGCTATTAGAGACCTGAATACACTTTACTGGCTGCTCTCCGAGCGCTTCAGCGGAAACGATGTAACGGAATTGCGTAGTGCGCCGCTCGGCAATCCCTTGGAGGGAGAGTTTCCGTTGCAGTCGAAATACTGGTCGGTTAGGCACAAATTTGACTGTCCACTTGGGACCGCAATCTTTGCCATTGAGTCGTGCGCGTCCTTCGCGCACGGTCGCCTTCATCCCTAGTGTGCGGGCAAGATGGGCAACGCCATCGACGAGTGACCGGTTCGTATTGCAGAACTCGGCGCTGCCAGACCCCTTCGCTACGGTGCCGTCGGTATCCATCAAGCCCTGTAAGAGTGCGAGCCGTTGTGTTTCCCCAGCCCATAGATAATCATGGGGAATGTGTTTGTTGTTCAGTAACCCTGATGACCTGAGTAGGGTCGTGAAACCCTCATAGCGAACAACCCAGAAACCCGCAGAGCGTTCATACCGTGAGCCCACGGGAAAGATTTCGGCGCAGTGGTCAAAGACCTCTGGGTCAGCACCACAGATACTTCCCGACGAAGAAAATCCATCCCCGAGCCACGCACCCAAAAGATATGGGTCTATCGGTAGCGGGCGGTTTGGCAGGTCAAGGACATCTGCTACGGGAATAGCGTGGTTCCGTCTGCCAGTAGCGGTAACTAGCGTGGCAACAATTTCTGCGGTGGTTCGCACTGCACCCGTAGGCGCTTCCATTGTGGGATTGCGGTGGATTCGGTTGCGTTCGGCAACAGCAACGCTCTTTGTCTCGCCTTGCGAGTGAGTTGCTCTGGATGCGCGTTTAGCGCGGCGAGCCATTCTGAATGCCTCATTGCGTCGACTTAGGGCGGCGAGTTCGCTAGCGGTGTAAGTAAGCCAGAGATGGTCTTCTGCTGCCTCTACGGTGGCACCATCATCAAATGTCAGACGGTATGACGGCTTTCGCATTATTTCCGACTCGGCGATGACAAGTTGGCGAGAGCCATCCTTGCCGAACACCACGCAACCGGGATGGATGTCTGCCATCGGGACAAAACCGTTCAGCGTCGGAATCGGGGTATTCAATAGTTCGGCTTTGCCTCCACCGGCCGCGCCGCCAAACAGTGCCTCAATCGCATTTGTACGTAGAAACACCTTCTGGTTAATTGACGGCTCTTCTGGACAGAATGGCGGCTCTTTCGGTTGGAGATACTCCAAGACCTCATTCCAGTTCGGTGTTCCGGTCATAGTATTTTTAATACCTCTTGTCAGAAGAGCAAATTCATTTATGCGCTAGTGTATGTCATATGCCACAACCAAAACCAAAACTCGGACCAACCGGCATCGCGCTGGTGCTTTTGAAGGTTCGCCTATTCCTAATGACGCGATGGCAGCGATTCAAGATCGCCTTCACCAATGCGGCAAATCGGCGCAACTTCGCTTATTTGTTCATGATTTCATTTATACTGCTAACAAGCGTTGGTGCAGGACTGATATTCATTCCTGCTGGTTTGATCGTGGCTGGTATTACATGCGGACTCTTTGGCTTCTTGCTTGGATCTGAGTAGATAAATCATGGGTTGGAATTCACCACAAAATAAGTCCATTGGGGATGGTTCAGCGAGCAAAAAGCAGTTGCCGCTCGGAATGCCAGTATCCAATAACCCGTCCTTCATGCAGAAGGCATACCGCGATGGCTGGGATATTGAACGGGCATACCGAGAGGGAATGTCCAAGATCACATGGGTCAACCGCTGTATTGATGCCATTGCGGGAAACCAAGCCAGACTTCAGGTCCACCTGAAGAAGGACAACTTCAAGTGGGGCGAGATAGTCGTCGGCAAGGAAGCGCGGCGTTCTTCGTTGCTTGAGTTGCTCAACAACAAGGCAAACGTGGGGGAGAACTCGTTTATTTTCCGCTACCGCATGTCTGCGCAGTTGCTCCTCGGTACACGTGGCGTGTTCATTGAGAAGATTCGCGGCAAGGACGGCAGCATCATCGGCCTGAACCTGCTTCCACCGCACTCAACCGCGCCAATCCCTGATCCCAAGAAGTTCGTTGCTGGCTACGAAGTGATGATGCCAACCGGCGAAAAGATCATATTGAAGCCAGAGGAAGTGTGCTGGATTCGTCGCCCACACCCACTTGATCCGTATCTCTCGTTGACGCCACTAGAGGCGGCAGGTGTCGCTATTGAGATTGAAAACCTTGCAAAGTTGTACAACCGCAACTACCTACTCAACGATGGTCGACCTGGTGGAATCCTCGTAGTCCGTGGCGAAATTGACGAAGATGACAAAGAGGAGTTGAAGAACAGATTTAGGGGCAACCTCTCCAAGGCTGGCCAGACAACCGTAATCGCAGCCGACGAAGGTGTTGATTACGTAGATACATCGGCATCGCCGCGTGATACCGCATACGCGCAGATGAGGCAGATAACCAAGGAAGAGATTCTTTCGGCGTTTGGTGTTCCTGAGTCCGTCATCGGAAACGCAGCCGGAAGGACATTCAGCAACGCCGCAGAAGAAATCCGCGTTTTCTGGGTTGAGACGATGCTCCCGCACCTAGAGCCGATTGCTCGTGGCCTAGATGAACTTGACGAGAAGTACTATGTTGACTTTGACACATCAGAAGTTCCGATCCTGATGCTTTACAAGCAGGAGCGCGACCGTTACCTCATGTCCGAGTTTCAGAGCGGACTGATTAGCGCCAACGAATACCGGATCGGCTCAGCAAGGAAGGAAGTTGATTCAGACCTCGCAGACTCGCTGCTAGCCAACCCGAACCTCATTCCAATCGCAAACACCAAGAAGAAGATGGAAGAGAATCAGGCTCAAGTTCCTGGTCCTGGTGGGGCACCGGGAATGCCCGGAATGCCCGGAATGCCGCCAGGGCCTGGCGGGGAAATGATGCCGCCACCAAATCCACTTGATCCGAACACCATGCAAGGCGCAATGGCTGCGGCTGCTGGTGGTGCTCCATCTCCAGAGCAGCAACTTGCACAGACAACACTTCCGCCAGAAGCGGCAGGTGCCGCGCCACAGGCGGGAGCAATGCCAGTTCCCCCTGGCGCGCTATCAGCGTCAAGCGGCGCAATACAGACAAAGACAGCAAAGCAAACGAACGAGGAGCAGGAAACAGCAATTGAACGCTGGTCAGAGATCCTCTCACGTGGCATTGAGCGCGTTATTGAGCGCCAGCAGCGCGTTGTTCTAGAGAAGGTTGGTTCGGCAAAGTCGCGCAAAGCACTTGCGTCGGGGTCGTTTGATGCCGACTCGGTCTTCTCACAGGAGACGTGGGACCGCCAGATGGATGAAGATATTCGGCCTGTGCTGTTCGCAATCGTCAACGACTCATTTGAGGCCAAGAAGACGCTTCGCTTCAATGCCGGACTACAAGTGAAGTCACTTGTGGCATCGGATGTTGCAACAGCAATTGATGCACAAATCCAGCGAATCAATCAAGTAAACGAGCTCATGATGGCAAAAATCATTGATGCAGCGAATGCAATTACGCAGACAAAGTCAGAATCAACAGATGAGCAAAAGCAGTCAGCCCTTCGTCGTGAGATAATCGAAACATACGCCAATTTCATGGCCAAAGACCAGCAGGAAATGGCTGACGATGAAGCACGAGTCTCTTGGTTCATTGGTCAAGTGAATTAGCGACCAATTTCAGTAAACGGACAATCCATATTGGAAATACTTGCAGTAGAGCCATAACCAGTGGTTTATTATTTCGTGAGACGTTAAAAGAAAGCACCCAAATCGATGTCATTTGATTCGTTTGAATACAAAACAACATCTGAGTACGCCGAGAGCGTGAAAGCCGGCGCCATCAACCTTGATGAGGCTCAGGGAATTGTTGAGTGTTTTGTTGCTGGCATCGGCAACAAGGACAGCGTTGGCGACATTGTCTCAAGCGGAGCGTTCACGAAGAGCCTGATGCGTCGCAAGCCACGTGTCGTTTGGGGCCACAACTGGAATGACCCAATCGGCAAGGTGCTTGAGATCTACGAAGTTGGCCCGAACGACAGGCGCCTACCACTAAAGATGAAGATGGCCGGAATTGGTGGCCTCTTTGCTCGCGTCCAGTTCAACCTTCAGTCCGAAAAGGGCCGCGAGGCATTTGCCAATGTTGCATTCTTTGGTGAGGAGCAGGAGTGGTCAATTGGCTACAAGACACTCCGCGCGCAGTATGACCAGAAGTCTCAAGCCAACATCATCCACGAACTTGAACTATACGAAGTGTCGCCAGTCCTCCATGGCGCAAACCAACTAACTGGCACAATTTCGGTCAAGGCTGACGACCCATACGCAATGGACCCAATGTATGGTCCAGCGACGACAATGGTGAAGCCGAAGCCAGAGCCAGATGCAATGGCGATGCAGAAAATGATGGAAACGCAGTTGAGCGAAATGCTCGGCATGAAGGTGTCCGTCGTTGAGTTTGATGAGCAAAACGTCACATACGCAAAGCCAGATGCCGATGGCGGAATGCAGAAGTACAAGTGCCCATACATGCGCGATGGTGGGCGATTTATGTTTGGCGCTCCAAAGCCGGTAATTATTGCTCCAGCGGCCGGTGTTCCAGTTATGCCGAATATGCCAATGCCGGCAAACGAGCCACAGCGAGTTATGCGCCCAACGCAGATGCCGGGAATTCCAGTGGCCATTAAGCCAGGTACGTCTGGAATGGTCATGGTTCCGCTTCCTCCAGTTCAGTACGAGAACCAACCAGCACAGGGTCCAGTTGACAAGAACAACCTTGACAAAGAAGAGGCCGACCTACGCGATGCTCTTCTAAAGATCGTTAAGCGCCATGGCAGGTTCAATGAAGATTCGTCTGGTGTATGGGCTGGTTACAAGCCGGCAGCAGAGAACTACGTCGCAAAGATTGGCGTGAAGTGCGCAAACTGCGTCTTCTACGAGGGCGGCAGCACGTGCAAGATCATCGCAATCCCAGTTGAGCCAGAGGGCAAGTGCAGATTTGCCGTCATCCCTAAGGGCGTCGTGGTTGCCGACCCAATGGCAAAAAAGCAGTACGACATGGAGAGTGGCGCCGACGAGCAGGATTACGTAGAGGAACTTGAAGAGAAGTACCCCGGTGAACTCGCTGTTGCCGCTGTTCGCGGAGCACTGAAGCGCCGAAGGGGCAAGAACAGCAAGTACAAGATGCTGAGCGAGTATGGATCGTCCGACGACAAGGGTGACATGCCATATGTCATTCCAGTGACGCCGAACGAGGCATTTGCCGTAAAGCAGGCACTTGACCCGATCTTTGACTACTACCGCGCAGAGACATTCGTTGACATTGATGGAATCATCATCAAGTCAGGCGCATCGTTTGACATGATTGAAGCAGTTGACAACGCGCTTCAGAATGTAAAAAAAAAAGCGCTAAGTAAGCCGGAGGAAAAGTCACTCGGCTACCGAATCGGCAGGGCCGTCGGCAGTCGCCTCGCAGATCGCCCATCAATTGGCAGGGGTGGTAAGGGGCGCCGACGTGGGCTTGATGTTGATCTGCCAACCGGAGGGAATCCGGGTTCGCGCAAGCCAACGGGTAGCAACTTTGACCCAGACAATGACGGGTGGGTTGACGAAGGAACGACAAGACCGCGATTCGTTGGCGCAAGAACACCTCAGCCAAATGCAGCAGCAGCAAGAACGGTGGCTCCGCAACAAGAAAGACGATCAGTTGCTGACCGCCTAGCGAGTTCGCGCGACCTAAATCGCCACGGCCTGCCAAATGAAAATCCAGACATGTTGGATCCGCGTGAGGCGGAAAAGCGCCGTGAGTTTGATGGAATTTCAAACAACTGGCTCAAGTCAGGTAGCGGCTGGAAATCAAAGCCACGCAAGGAAGGCGACAGGACAAGCAGCCCTGATTTACTACGCGGACGCGAACTCGGCGAAAACCAAGCGCGACTTTCTTGGAATGGCTCACGCACCGGAAATCTGCGGAGACCCAGAGGGTTTGACGAGCAGGATAGGTCATCCGATGATTACTTTGACTGGTATTACGGCCATGTCAACAGGATGGGTTCCTTCCTGTCCGCCCTCAACAGAATGGATCCGGCAACCGCAAAGCGCCGGATATCTCCAGACGAAAAGCGCGGTATTGAGGAATCAATAATTGACAGCGTTGCGTCCAAGGTTCCCGATCTATCCGGCAATAGACAGGAAGACGAACGCCTCAAGATGTGGCTTGAGATGAACGGCTTTGATGGCCGTCTCTCATCTGGTCAGCGCAATAAAGAACCAAAGAAATTCACCGAGCGCGCAGTTGTGCCATTTGATCCATACGGCGATGACTTTGACCCAGATAACCCATACGGGGATGAGAATGAGCCATTCCAGTTCGGCGGAAGATCAGGCGAAGACTTCTATGACATGGTCATTGAAGAATTCCTTGGTCCCGAGGCACCACGCGATCGCATGTCGTCAGGACGCCGTCAAGACGATGAACGGGCAACAGATGAGGAACTCCTTCGTGATTATGAAGAGCAGGTCAGGCTTGGTAAGGCTGGTCCGCCAACCGATGAAGAGCTTGAGCAGGAATATCAGCAGTGGGTCAATAAGTTCCTTGATGAACGAGAGTTAGATGAGCCGATTCGCCCATCTGATAAAGAACTCATGGCCGAATATGAGCGCATGATCGAAGAGGGTGAATTGCGCCCACCGACTGACGAGGAACTTGAAGCAGAGTACCAAGACAGACTACGTCGCGGCGAAATTGACGAATCGGGCGAAGATGCAAGAAATGATATTGGCCGCCTATCGTCCGGCTATCGCTCCTACCTCGCCCAGCCAGAGGAGCGTCGGACTCCAAGGCAGGTACAGAAATACGATGGCTATGTTGCCGCATCGCTTTCATCGGGTAAGCGCAAGCCATCAGCACCAGCAAATGCTGATGAGCAAGGCGAATTGATTCTAAAGGGATCGCCGAAACTACAGGAAATTTACGATCGTTTTTCGGAGGAAGTAATTGCTGCGCTTGAAGCAGCGATGCAGGATCCGACTGGTGTGAAGTGGGAAATTCCATGGCGCACAACGAGCGCACCACGTAACCCGGTCACTGAAAAGCCATATACCGGAATTCGCTATAACTTGGTCTTGCTGAACGCGGTCAAGATGAGCCGTGGATACGATACCTCCAAGTGGGCCGGTGCCGCACAGTGGAGGCGCCGCAACCAGATGCTTCGTGGTGACCGTAGTGCTGTTGTGGAAATTGATGAGGAGCGTGGCGTTGACATTCTTGTTCCACAGGTAGTTGATGGCCGCAAGACAGGCAACTATTACGTGCGACGCGTCTACAACGTCGCAGACGTAAAGGGCCTACCTGAGAGCGAATACAAGAAGGAAGAACCAATTAACCCAGATCAAGCCGCAAAGGAACTTGATCAGGCAATCAACAATGAGATTCGGCCAAAGATCAAAACCGGCTCGGATGATGGCGCATTCTATAGGCCAAGTGAAGATGTCATTTACATGCCCGACTTTGAGTCGTTTGTGAGTGCAGAGAGATATTACTCAACCCTCCTGCACGAAACGACTCACTGGACTGGGCACCCAACAAGAAACGACAGACCGCAGAGAAATCTCTTTGGCACACCAGAGTATGCCTATGAGGAACTCATTGCTGAAATCGGAGCATCGCAGGCGCTGTCGCTATTCGGACTGACACTTGGCCCACGCGAAGACCACGTTCAATACCTGAAGAGTTGGGTTAGCTTGCTCCGCGAAGACAAGGACGCACTCCGTAGGGCAGTGGATGAGGCGCAAGAAGCAGTTGACGCGATGCTTGAGAAGTCGCCGACAATGCGCCGCTTCTACGGCGTCCAAGAGTCAGAAGTCACGGCAAGACGCGAGGGATTTAGGCGCCGCAAAATCGGCGTTGAACTCCCAATGGCCGAAGGCATGGAGGGGAGCGAAAGGATCAAGGGCGGCAAGAAAGCCGGCAAGATGCCGACTAGCGGTCCAGTTTCTGGATACCCGACAGAGATGCTGTCTAGTGGTCGTCGTCTCAGTGCAGGACAGCGAGACTCTCTCCCGACACATGCAAGTGGACTCTCTCGGGAAGAACGCGATATCTACGAGCCATTTGGCGCTTCGCAGAGGGGTAGAGATGGCCGAGTCATGGACCTCGGTGGACGTCTCTCAAGTGGCGCTAAGCGCGGCCCAATAAAGGACAGAAACGGCAAGGGAGAGATTGAACGTACACCGGATGATGTCTCGGTGCGTGAAATATTTGATTTTTCCTTTGATCCGACCGACCAGCAGCGCGACATTCTTGACACGCTTCTCGCAGTTGTGTTTGGCAAAACTGGAAAGAAGACGGGTGTCGTATCAGTATCTGCAGGCGCCGGAACCGGAAAGACAACAACACTCAAGACAGTAATGAAGGGGATTGACAGGCTATTTGATTTTGGAATATTTGATCGACTGAAGGGCGATGCCAAAGACAAGGCAATAGCAGATAAAAAAGACTATCTTGACAAGTTTTATCCGGAGATGATCAAGAAGGCAATCAAAGATGCCAAGATTTCCGGAAAGACCAAACTCGCCAATCTCAGCGACGATGAATTTTCAACAGTCATAAAGTCGCTCCAAAGCGAAGCAAAGAAACTCAAGGGCTTTTACATCGTGTTCGGCAAGAAGAACGAAGAGGACGCCGATGTTGAGTTCCCGGAGAACACTGCCGCCTCCACGCTTCAAAAACTTGCGTGGTGGGGTCTTAGGAGGGGCATCGGCGACGAACTATACGGTCGCGGAATGCGCAAGAAAATTGCGCTCGGCATGCTCAAGAAGCGCAAGCACCCAAAGTCAAAGGCTGGTCCAAAAAAAGTCACCTTTGTAGACGCACAGGGTAATGAAGTTGAGTTTGACGGAATGAATCCAGGTTGGAGAGAACTTGGGTACAAGATGGTTACCAACGGAATCAGCGTTGATAAATATCTTGATCTAGAGAAGCGTGCAGAAGAAATCGCAACAAGACTTCGCGCAGGAGAACAAATACCGGATGCAGAGAACCCATTTGCACAGACAGTAAATGGACAGCGTTATCTCTTGACCAACTCTCAGTTGGGGTCAGTTCTGTTTCGCGCACTCAGCAACTTCCTGCTGAGCGGCGACGATGAGCCCTCGGCTAAGCACTTCATGAATACAAAAGTGCAGGAAGAACAACTTCAGTACAAAATCAACAATGGAATTACTGTTGCCGCCGATGATATCTCGTACCCCGAAATCAGCCAACTTGCTGTTGATGCGATCAAAAAACTCTGGGACGACATGCGCGATGATAATAGTTCGCTACTCCCACACCAAGGCGCTGTTGAGAAACTATGGGCACTAACACGCCCGTCGCTCAAGTCAAGCCCCGGCATGATTCAGCATGCAAGCAAGGAGCAGGTGCGTGTTCCGCAAGCATCAGGGCTCCTAAAGCGCGCAGAAGAAGAAGCAAAGAGAATATTCAATGGAAAAATTGACGATTTCAAGATTGCAGAAGCGATGGCCTCGCTCGTAATTGAGCCAGGTGACCTTGATGGAAAGAAAGCCAAAGATTTCACTGGATATGTGGTAATCAGCGCAAATCGTTCGCCAAATGGTCAGTGGACAATGACCGTTGCCAAGCCATATGGAGCAGACCCAAAGGACCCCGCAGCGCTAACAATGATTGACGAAGCCCAAGACATGAACGAAGTCATGCTCAGGGTGCTGCAGGATAATGCCGATGAGGTCCCTCTCGTTATGGTGGGAGACCCGCGACAAGCAATCATGGCTTGGCGTGGAGCAATGGACGTGTTGTCTGCCACGGATGCAGATTACGGATTGGCGCTTACTGAGTCATTCCGCTACGGGCCACTGATTGCTCACATGGCAAACATAATTCTGGCGCAAGGGAACTTGGATGACCTTGATACCAAGGGCGAACGCACATTTGCACACGTTGTCGGTAGGGCCGATGACCTCATTAAAAAACTATTTACATTTGAGGGAATTGGTGGAGAAGACAAGCTCCAAGAGCGTGTGTCGCATATTCAACACGTATTCCAGACTGAACTTGCGGAACTTGCGGCTGCCCGTCCAGAACTTGGCATCAAGAAAGATTCCGATGGTCTCTACAAGTTAACTGAATTGCGGAGTAGGGACAAAACTGCATTTGAGAATGCCGCAAGAGAATTCCGCGACATGCTTACTACTAGGGCACAGGGAACATTCATCGGCCCGGACGATGATGTTGATGCAATTCTTACAGCAACGAATGCTGGGATTATTGACGCTGCTATTCAGTTTGCGCTCAGCCCTGCGGGTCAACGTTCTCGTGTTGGTGGAAAGCCAACGGCTGTTGTCATTCCGGCAAGTAGATGGAAAGAAATGGTTGATCTACTTCGTCATGTTCAGTACGTTCAGCAGCAAGACAAATCAAAGTGGACAAAGCCAGAGCCATCATCGCTAATCGGAGATGAGTGGGAGTGGGACAAGATTAAAGGCATGACAAATTCGTCTCAGCATGGACCACTGCGTGCACTATTGAATCTCGTAACAAAGCCAATTGCCGGCGAAGATAAACCATTCAGCGCAAGCACATGGCTAAAAATGTTCCAAGAAACAAGGACAGACACACCACTTGAAGGTGCGCCACTTCCAATTCAATTCATAAAGTCAAGAAAAGAACTGCGACTTACTGATCTGGTTGATCACCCAGAAAGGAACGGCGACAATCTCGCTGGTGCAGACTTGGCAAAAATTGCCGCACGAACAGGAAAAGGCCAAGGCCAAGGAACGGGAGATCAGTCAAAGAGTCGCGAGGCGCGCTACAACATAATCCCAGATCCATTGAGCGCTGATACTAAACGAGTTTATTACACACTTGACTTCTCGGAAGACGACGCATGGAACGGCCGTGTGTTCATAAGTGGAGGTGGCGCTGCAGGCGCCAAGCAGGATAAACAACGTAATACACAAGGCGGTGTCGGCCAATATCACGATGATATTCAACGTGCAGTTCAAAAACTCATTGATGACGGCGTAATAACAGCCAGCGAAGCACGCTTCATGCCAGAAATATCCAAAATCAAGACCAGGGACGGTGAGTCACGCGCTGAAGACGCATTCGTCATTCAGGGATCTGGACGCACCGAAGCAGAACGCAATGACAGGACAGCCTTCATCGTGTCGCGTATTGGGACGATGGTTAGACAGAGCGCCTCCGGACAAGTTGGCGACATGGAGATCATGACGGCAACTACCGCCAAGGGCAAAGAGTGGGATCGCGTGAGGCTATGGAAAGACTTCACGCCACCGCAAAAGCCTTTTAAGTGGGATACGGCGTCACCGGAAGAACGCGAAAGACAGGTCGCCAAGACACTTGACTTCTTGACTCCTCTTGCTGATGGGCGGATGAAGAAGAAGGCAATTTCCCAGATATATGGGATTCCAATGAAGGATCTGGATCGGTACAGTAGGCAGGGAGCACAGGGAAGGGCCGCCCTGCGGGATCTTCTTAAGCCGCTTGTTGAAGAAAGACTCAAGACGACAAATGCAATAGAGGGCGTTGATTACAGGGAGAAACTCAATCTCCACTATGTAGCCATAACGCGCGCCAAGAGAGCTCTTGACATGGGCGCTGCTATGTACAAGATTTACCTTCAGGATGCCAATGAAGTACGTAAGTACGAAAAATCAATTGAGGAAGGTCTCGGCGAGGTTGACGAAAACGGAAACCCACGCATTCTTCCTGGCGCAAAGAAACCATCGTATTGGAATCTTCCAAAATCATATGCGGATAGGGCGGACGATGATCCGATCTTTGATCCAGATGCTGACGGCGGTGAGCCAATCGGTGATCTACCAACAGTAGATGAGACTCCAGAACAACCAAAGAAAGGTCGTGGTCGGCCAAAGGCTGAAGAGGATGAAGACATTGTTGGCGGTCCACAATTTGATGACGACGAGGACGAAGATAGTGGGCCAAGTGACAACATTGATCTTGATAGCGAAGATGATGATGGTGACGAAGCATCGCAAGCATTGTCTTCTGGAAGAAGAGCAGTAGGCGGCGCATCTCCGCGCCCAAGTGCAACTGGTAGAACTCGTGTCGGCGAACCGGAGCGCACGCTTTCATCCGGTGTCGGCCCACGACTAAGGGAAAGAGGCGAGGCAGCCGGAAGGCCAGCGGCCATGGGTGGCCGCAGCGGGAGAATGATCAACCGCCTATCCAGCGGGAATCGCAATCTCCAAGTTCCCTCTTACCTATCCGGCCTAGGTGATGAAATTGACGACGAAGACGTAGCAAGGGCAGCGAATGTATGGAGGGGAATCAGGAATACTGGAATTCCACTGACCATGACAGGTGCGGAGTCCGGCGCAGAGCGGCAACAGAAATTTGACCGCGCAATGAAGTCGGTTGGGAGCCAAGTCAAGCAAGGCGGACAAGTCACAGTTGGTGATGTCAGCAAAAACGATCCAGAAGACGCCGCATCCAATACCTGGATGCTCCCAGTGTCGCGCCTAATGGAAACACTACGAGTTCCGCTCAACTTTGATGTAGAGCGAGACGAATCTGGTGCGATAGTTAGCACACGGGCTACGCAGACGCGCTCAATAAACGCAGACGAACTGGCGACGATGCTTGGTCTTCCTCCGCAGGAAGCACAAAAACTCAGGGATCCGCAGGCCGGAATATCACACGACGACGTACGGCGTCTGGTTGCCGCTATAGCAAATAGCGACGACTTCCCGGCTTGGCAATACTTCGGTTCGGTCAGTTTCCGTACTGCTGGCCGTGACGCTGTTGCCCAAAGAGGCGTGATAGGCGAGAACATGAATCGCCGTCTCATGAGAGACAGATTCATTATTGAAACTTTCGGAGAGGACGCCTATCCTCACTGGTACGACAGAGACGAAGGTCAGTACATCAGCCCAGAAGAGTATGCCGACCTCGGCGAGGTGAGCCCATCTGCCAAGTTCCGTGCGTTTGGTTCATTTGAGCGCTCTGCCGGCGAACCCACACGGACCCCGTTCTCCGGTGCGGAGGTGGAAATTATGACCAGAGATTATATTGATGCCATGCGCGGAGACGAAGGCAGGCCAACGCCGATAACGGTCAGCAAAGCTGAAGGAGCGGAAATCAGGAGCAGTTACCCACTAGACAGCCTCCTTGACCATCTCGGCATTGCCCGCGACGAGAATTGGACAGAAGAACTGCGCAAACGGATGCAGGCTGCATTTGATACCGACAAAGTTGGCCTATCCGGAACGAACCCAACAGAGCGTAGGGATTGGCAACGCAGAGGAATCCCGACGAGCGTGGTGAGGGAGATGATCCGCACGGGGATGATTGACAGTGCCGCAACAGTCTGGGGCGATGAGGGTCTTGACTCACAAATTCGCAGGACTACGAACAACGTCTACGAAGCCCTCATTGACTTCATCAACAAGAATGCTCCAACTGGCAAGGCACCGACGACAAGGCTCAAGGACGAGATTGCGGGAGCCTCAAACCTCGCAGTGACCCTGCCGCGTGCTGCCAGCAGGAAGAACCGTACGTATTCGGCCAACAACCCCAATGAGAACCTGGTTTCCCAAGACGCAATGCAGGCAATGGTTGACAGGCTGAACGAGAAACTCGGCACGAATTTCACTATTGACGATGTATTCAGTGACGAGCAACTCCGCGCAGCCGACGAACGACTCCGTGGTGGCGTTACGTCATGGAGCAAAGGAAAACAAACCTAGACAAGAAAGATAAACGGCAAAACATACTAATTCACCAGTCGTAGACATGGTAGGTTATACTTAAATTCCGAAATTTAGTTGTCTGAAATATGACACAAGGTCGCAAAAGCAGGAGCGTTATGGCATACAACGAGAAAGCAACTGTCAGCATTGACGCAGAGGGTGAAGTCCTCAAGTGCGCCAAGGGTGCTGCTCCTGGTGAGTGCGGGTACGTCAAGGGTGCGCCAATTTGCGCCAAGTGCGGTGCGACACCAGTCGAAATGAAGATGGTTCCAGTTGCCGAGGACGAGATGATGGACGACGAAGAGATGATGGACGACGAGGAGATGACCGAAGAGGAGATGGCCGCGAAGAAGACGAAGCGCATGGCCAAGCGCTCCTCCAAGGGCATGGGCATGAAGCCTCCAATGGCCGATGGCGAGATGATGGATGACGAAGAAGAGATGTCCGACGATGAGGACATGATGGACGATGAGGACGTAATGACTCCCGTCAAGTCCAAGAAGATGATGAAGAAGAAGTCCAAGGGAATGAAGAAGCGCAAGGCCATGGGCGGAGCCATGATGTCCGATGACGAAGAGGACATGGACGAAGAGGAGATGGAAGACACCGAGGAAGCCATGGATGAGGCCGAAGAGGCCATGGATGACATGGAAGAAATGGTGGATGACGAACTTGAGGAGATGGAAGACGAAGAGGATGAAGAGGACGAAGAAGATGCCGAAATGGGCACGAAGTCCTTCTCTGCCAAGGATCCATACTGGAACGAGGTGCGCAGTGCGCGCATTCGCTCCATGGGGATGAAGGCTTCCGACCTCGGTTCACTCGGCTATGTCTGCGCGCTTGAGCGCAAGGCTTACCCCGGTTCTGCTCCTGTCTGTGCTGACTGCCCCGGTGGCTGTGTTGCAGAGAAGGGCATGCCAGGCATTCTCCATGCTGAGGGTCTCGCTGAGAAGATGTTCAACGGCACGGTCGTTGACTCTGGCTACTCGCCGGATGCCGACATGTTCGTGGTTGATGTTCAGACCAAGGATGGGCGTGTCAATGAAGTATTCATTGACGGAACAAACGCCCAGATGATGGGTTTCCACCGTCTGGATCGCTCCGCCTACGACGTCAAGTCGGCATATGATGGCTACAAGTTGATTGACTTCACTCAGGCTGCGGAGATTGCAGTCAAGTCAATTGACGGCAGCGTCATCGCGGTTGAGCCGGACGTGTTTGAGGGCTTTGATGCCTACGCGGTTGAGATTGAGGGCTTTGACGGCAAGTCGTACGACGTGTTCGTCGGTCTTGACGGCGAAGTACTCGGCTATGACCGCTACGAACTTGACGAGGCCGAGGAGATTGAGGCTGAGGCTGCAGAACTTGCCCTCAAGCGTGCGTTCTCTGAGGATCGCCGCATGGAACTGGCGAAGGAGGGCATGGCCCTTCCGGACGGTTCGTACCCAATCGTCAACGAGTCGGATCTACGCAATGCAATTCAGGCATTCGGACGCGCCAAGGACAAGGAAGCGGCCAAGAAGCACATCATGAAGAGAGCGCGAGCCCTCAAACTTGAGAGCCTCATTCCAGCCAACTGGATGGCCGGTGCCGATGAGAAGATCGCGTCAGTGACAGATGATGCCGAGTTCATGGCTGCAATCGCTGAGTTCCAACTGCTTGAAGACCAGATCGACGAAAACTAGGAGTGCCCTATGGCCGACAGAGGGCGTAGGGTAGAGAGGCACATACTCTCTAAGCGCCTTATTGTTGACGACTATCTCGCGGTCAACCACAACGACCGTGCGGTGGCATTCAAGCAGGCAATCAACGCATCGCTGAGTACATCGGCGCTCAATCCCGATGTCGCAACAAAGGCGGCGATGGGAATGGGTGGGCCAAACAGCGACGATACGGACAACAGGAAGCGCGAATTTTCCGCAGATGCACGTCCAGGAGTTGAGACCAACGAACGCGGCTGGCGCTGGGAGACGGCGAAATCGCGTGAGCCCGGCGACCAACTATTTCTGTTCCCCTCTTACAGAAGCAGAAAGTCACTTAGCACTGAGCCAAACTTTGGCTGGTTGCCAAATGAGCCGGAGGATTATTCCTCATTTGAGGAAATGCTTGAGCGCGTTAGGAACAAGCCATCCGTAAAGATCACCAAGTATCCGGTAAACCCCAAGACCGATGACATAAACCGTGATGCAGGGGTTGACATTGATCCATTTTCGATCATGTCCGGCATGTCGTATGAGGAGCGCAAAAAGCGCAGAGAAGAAAAAAAAAGCAATAAAAACGAAATAAAAACAAAGAATCTTGGCAGGTCATTAAAGGACCGCATCCCCGGCGGAACGCTCGTTGCGCGCGCCGCCGCGATGGCCGGTGTTGTCATTGATGAACGCAATAAATTCCGGTGCCCACCCGGCACCCCTGCCGCAAACCAGTTCACCGATCGCACTGGTAGCAACTGCTTTGGCTTCAGCCCGTCGCGTTTTGGACGTTTTGCTGCCCAAATGGCGCGAGAGGTCTACCCAGAGGGCGCTGACCCGAGTGGTCTACGTGGTGGGGTTCGTGGCCTATTTGACTTCCTTTATACCGGCAGAGGTTCGTACAGCGCACCAGAAGATTTTGGCCGTACTCCGTATTTTGATCCAGTTACCGGTGAGCCAAATGCTCCCATGGATTGGAGAACCGCAGATCCACCACAAGGAAAGCGATGGATCAAGAACGGTTTTGCAAATGCGCAAGACAAGGTTGCTGCGAATAAGGCCCAAGTACTGAGCCTTCAGCAGAGACTTGGAGTTGACACCAGCGACGAAGCACGCCGGACAAATGCCGACCTTGAAGAGACGATAGAAAAATTACGTCAATCTGGTGAGTGGGATGTCCAACTCCAGTCACTGACAGGCACTGGCGGCAAGAGAATGACCGAGCGCCAGGTTGAAGACTTTGTACGCGCGCGTCTTGAGTCAACGCCAGGGTGGCTCAATCTATCCAAGCAGGAGCAGGACATACTCGTCCAAGCCGACAAGGTTCGGTACTACCAGACCGAGCGAGGCGTAATCGAAGGAATTCTAACCCAGTACGCGGAAAATCCAGAACTTGTACGCAACGTTGGAATTATCTCACTTCAGCCGATGCCAAGAAGGGGGATGGTTGACGAGGCAAGTACCGCTTTCTATGGCTCAGGTAGCAACTTGCGTGCCATCGTAAACATCAACATTGAAGAGATAATGAGCAACCAAGAGGCAATGTTGCCGAACATGGGGCCAAACGAGCGACTGGCAATCGCGGCAGTTGGAACACGCACCGATGCGGAGGCCAGTAAGGCAGTTGCTGATTTCTTGGTGTCATCCGACGTTGCTGCTCGCGCAATGGCCGGAATGATTGATGGCGCATACTCGTTCGCGGCGCATATTGGGCATCATGAAATTGGGCACGTACTTCAGGGCGCAGTGTTCATGGAGAACATCAGGGAAAGTCTTGCTGCCAAGGGGTACATAGAAGTTCCTCTCTTCAAGCGAGATGGTTCTCCGGATCTTGATTCAGCAGGAATTCAAAAAGTTGCGCGAGTTACGTCAATGGACCAACTTACTGGCGGTCAATTGATTCAACTCATGCAAGGAATGTCAAAGGAAATACATCCTGCTGATGTTGACGATGTAATGCGGCGCGCGTCCGTTGTATCGCTTCTTGCTGGAAACTATCCAGACCAATATAAAGCAGATGGAAACGATCCAGTCTGGCTGCTTGAACTTAGCGCCGAACTACACGCACTACGTTCACAGGGTTTGTTTACCGGAGAAGACCTTGATGCAGTGAACAAGTTTCTTGAATGGCAGGACGGACCGGCAGATCAGGCAGTCCAGAGACGGCGCGCAGAGTTTGACGCCGCAGAGGCCGCACGTGAAGAAGCGGAGTCGTTCACACCCGACGAACCGACAGAGGTAGATATTGATCCAGCATCCGTGACGCCAGCGGAACTTGAGGAGATATACAAAGACCGGCTTAGCGACTATAGGGACGCAACCGCCGCTCGCCTGATGCAGGCCGAGGAGATGATTGAGCAACTAGACGAACGACAGACGATCAGTTTCGGCTCCGAGATGGAAGTGGGGATGCTTGAAGTTGACGAAGAAGTCAATGCGATAACCGAGAGAATCCGGAGCATTGTTGGTGACAAACTCGCTGAGGATGGCTCCATCAAGATGGATGAACTTAGCGAAGAGTTGCAAAAAGAAATCATGCAACTTCAGTTCCAGCGACAAATCAAGGCCCTTGATCGCTCGCTCTACGACAAGGTTGCTGGAAGAACGCGCGATTCTTGGCAGAAGAGATACTCGGGCGTCGGCAAGAGCCGTGGTGCCCGCCAGCGATGGGACATCCTCATGGAAGATGAGTTGCTGCGTGCTGGATGGGACAGGAAGACGAAGAAGCGACTCCAGACCCCTGATGCTGACTCTCCTGATGCCGACGTGCCGGAAAATACCGTAGATCTCCAGTCGGTAAACGACAGTGTCCGTGAGTCGCTAAAGAAGGCTACGCCAGATCAGATTAAGAAAAAGATCATCAATAAGTACAAAGAACGCGCGCTGATAAAGGATAAGACCTCGGACGACTATCTCATTGCGACAGAAGAACTGGATGCAATGAGCAATGAGTATTTGTTGAAGTTACGTGCATCAGGCGATAAGCGGCGCACCGACACAATCCGTAAGGAACTCGTCCAAGAGGTTGAGGCATCTGTTCGTCCAAAGAAGAAGGACCTCAAGAAGTTCAAATCGCGCGACGACATCAAGGAAAGCGCGAAGAAGGAACGGGCCACGCACCGCCGCAAACTGACCAAGGAACAAAGGGATGCAGTATCGGAACTTGGGACATTTGAAGATGCCGAGATTCTCAGGATGCTTGACCCCCGCGAGCAGGTAGCAGCCGGACGTGCGATAAACAGGAACAACGCAAGGCTCAAGCGCCTTGGTATGAAGGCTGATCCAAAGTCAAAGGATGAGGGCTCGCTTGAAGAGCAGGTTGAAAACATCCTCATCCCAGCCATGGAGGCTATTGATAAAACAAGCGTTGACCAGCCGTTTGAAATGGAGACAGTGATGGAGATTGACCCATCACTCGTTTCTGGGCGCGCAATAGGCACAGAGCTTGAGATGAACGGATTCACCATTGGCACTCAGATGGTCAATGGCAAGAGCCAAATTGACGTTCCAAAGACCGGACCGGGCGGACAAAAAGCACGTCGCGTCGTGGTTACCGTCAAGGCCGGTGACCGTGGCATGTTCACCAGTAGGCAGAAGGGAGACGATAGGGATATCTTCACAATGCCCCCCGGCCGCATGCGGATCATCGGCCGCGATCCAGATGGAACGGTCAGAGTTGAATTTGTTCACCAGTCGGATACACAGGAAGTTGTTGGAAAACTCGCAGTCACAATAGGTGATGGAACCGACGACGCAATTTGGAGAAAAGGCCAGCAGAAAAAACTCCAGAAGATATTTGACCGTTACGTCGTGTCCTCTGGGGATAGAGGCGACTCACGTGTCGGTCCACGCGACAGTGGTGATAGCGAGATCCGCGATACGAGCACTGCAGTAGTTGATTCAGTAGCGGAAATGGGTGGCTCATTTGCCGAGCCAATTGACGATCTTGATGGAACAGATTCTCCTGAGGCTGGTCGTCTCTCGTCTGGCGCGCGTCAAGCAGGCCCAACAAGCCCAATCACCCGCGAGGCACAGGAGGCAAAGCGCGCACGTCTCGCTGATGCCGTCCAGACACGTCGTCTGCAAACAACTGAACGAAGGAAACAGGAACTAGATACTGCAGACAAGCGCGTCACCGAGATGCGTGCAGCAATTGAACATTATGACAGAACAGGTGAATGGCGTGGAGGCGAGTATGGAATCAGCCGCACCATCCATAATGAAGATGACCGTTTGGACACTGCATTAGATCTTGACGACAAAACTGACCAGACAAATTGGACCAGAGAGGAACTTGAGTCATTCTTCCGCGAAGACTTTATACAGAGTAATCCTGGCGCAACTGAAGAGCAAATCCGTGAACGAGTGTCCGCCAGGATGTCTTCATTTAGGGATTCGCTCTCACGGAAACTTGATCTATATGAGAAAGAAGCACGACTAAAGAAACACAACCTTGAGGCAGAAGCACAAAGGCGCAGTCAGAATACGATAGATATTGAGGATCTTCCCGATGAAGTTGTTGACATGCTTGCGGCAGAGAGTGCGCATATAGGTAGTCTTGCAAAAGAAAAGCAAGATCAGTTATTTTCAACTGGTGATCCATCTACAAAAGCGGTAGTACATAGCGGCGCGGCCGAACTTGCTGGAGGGGTAATCGATCCAAGTAGGTCGGTTGGGACAGAAAGTGGAGGTGGCGATGCAATAATGTCCGACACAGCCCAAATTAACAGAAATCAGGCCGCGTATGCACGTGAACAACTGCGCAAGACTAAAACACGAATCTCAGGAATGGGAGATATTCGTGCATGGCTTGAATCGGATGATGATGAAATTGTTTTCACTTCAATGGATGAGTTGGAAAATGTACCATTAACAATTAATGGCACAAATATACGTGGAGTCATGCAGGACTCCGGTCGTGTTGTTCTGAGGAAATCAGAACTTTCAAAATCCGAACGTCGTTCAATTGAAGATTTTGTTAGTGAAGCGGAAGAAGCTGAACTGCTTAAAACAATAACCAAACTAGAGAAAGCAGCGGAGATTCTTGAGCGAAACGACAATCAATATATGTCTGTTCATTCACGAATCAGCCCTGAGGGGATTGGATTTGCGAAATCGCCGGGTTATTACGGTAGGCATGCATACAAAGTTGTTCCCAGTGATGTAGCCGAGTATCCATTACTTGGAGAAATGGAAAGAGGTACGAATCCAGTAATCAAAGACGAACTCATGGAAAGGCGCTGGAAAACACAAGCAGCGCGCGGCGCGACGCACCTTGTTATTGGCAAAACTGACGAAGATATTGTAGACATTATGGAAGCGTCTGATGAGCGTCAAATACTCTCACGCCTTGCTCCGGTCATTGGTATTTCTACGCCGGTTCCCGCATCAATTGCCTACAACCCAAACGCAGGCAGTTCTGGAATGGGACCAAGTAAAACTCAAGAAATGGGACTTCTTACTCAAAAAACAGGACCAGCAATCATTGCCCGCGCCCTGAAGCAACTCAAGCGCGACGGTCGCGTTGACATGGATACGGTTCTCTCCGATCCGACGCTGGCACCGGATGACATGCCATCAGCATCACTTAGTTCTGGACGGCGCGGTGAAGGACCTACTGCTGGTAGTGGAGTATCCCGTGCTCTCGGCATGGCTGCTGGCGGAACAATCAGAAGCCGTGCGACGGGGAAGGTAGTAGACAAGATCTTGGAAAGGACCGGCGCTGACGAAGATACAAAAGCCAATGTAAAAGTCGGTCTTGGATTGATTTCCGCCTTTGGTGCCGGTGGTCCTGCTGGTGCGGCGACGTACGTTGCTGTTGAAGCCGCAAGAAGAGGCGGCAGGGATCTTGCTGAATTCGTGGTTGACGAACTCGTAGAGCGCGGCAGAATGACCCCCGAGCAAGCCGGTAGAGCCATGGACGCCGTTGACAGGATTGCTCCTAATGGCCTTCCGGATGGAGCCAAGAGAAAACTTGGGCAGGCATTCACCGAAGCAGCAGACCTACTGGAGCGGGTAAATACACCAGAGAACAGGGCAAGACTCGCAGAAATGAGCGACGATGCCATTGATTCAGTTGTTGAGAAAGCGAGAAGCGCCAAGGAGGGCGTCCGCGAAATAACCGATACCACGGTTGAGAGCCTGCGCGATCTTGGTAGTTCGGCGCGGGAACTCGGTGGCTCTGCAAGGGAGAAACTGCGTGGGGTGCGCACGCGAGTCATGGGGCCGGGTGCAGCCAGAGTTGACGGATCCGGGCCCAAACTGTCTTCCGGATCGCGTATTGCAGAACTCCCAACGCCAAGGGAAATCGCATCACGCCGAGAAGTTGTACGTAGCAGAGCGGTCGCTGCTGATAAAGAACGCGGAGAAGCAGTTGACAGGGCTACCAAGACCGTTGATGGGCTCAAGAAGGCGCTTGACGAGTTTGAGAGAACCGGGGAGTGGAGGGGTGGTGACTATGGTGTAGGGACATTACCCGATACGGTTCCGGAAAATACTTCCCTAGAAGAAGCGTCCGCCAAGGCGAGTAATCGGTCCATGCAGGAACTCATGCAGATCCTGAAAACTGCACCACCGCAAAATGCGACGCCAGAGCAAATAAAAGAGGCGGAAGAAAAGACAAAACAAGCACTTCGGGCGCGCGTTGAAAAAACAATCAGCCTTTGGGAGAAGGACAAGCGCGTGCGTCAGCACAACCTTGAGTCTTCCCGTCTACGCCGCGAACAGGGAACAATTGACATTGAAGACATACCGGATGATGTTCGTGCTGAACTCATCGCCGAGGGCGGCGCACTCCTTGATGCTGCATATCAGGATCGGTCAGTACTGGATCCAATATTCTCCACTGGCAGTGATTCTTCGCGCGTGGTTATCCATCAAGGACCAGACACGCTCAAGGACGGAGTTATTTCACCAAACGTAAATTTTGGTTCAACAGAGTCGGGATCGCTAGGTGGAAATACCGCAGCAGTAAATGCAATTGGCGCGCAACGTTTCTACGAGCGCCATGAACGCCGTGTAAGGCAAAGGCGCAATCTTGGAGATATCCGCCGGTTGCTTGATGGGGAAGTTGACAGAATTGAGATTGACGACCAATCAATCCGCGCAGACCTTGAGGGGCTGATACCTGGATATAGCAGTGCCAATACCAGCCTCACCAGAGACCAGATCAATGGCCTTACGCCGGCTCAACGCAATTCGCTTCTCAATCAGTATGCAAGCAAAGAGAAACTTGACCGACTAGACACAGATATTTCAAAGTCGCAAAAAACATATGATGTGTTGAAGAGCAACGATGGACAGCATCAGTCGGCATATTCGGACCCAGTGAGCGGTGTTGCCGGTGGCTATTACGGTCGTTACGCCCAAACAACGACAATTCCGAAAGACGTTGCCGATATCGCCCCAGAATGGGAAGGCGGCGTACGAGGAGAGAAAACCAAGATAAACGACCCAGATGCCTATAAGCGCTGGCAAAGCGCCATGCGCGGCGGTCACTTTGTTGTCGTTGGCGAGCGCGGCAGTGAAATAACGCAAGACTGGGGTCCAAGTGACGAGGCTCAAATCATCGCTCCTAAAAAACCGATTATTGGAATTTCTGGACAATTAAACCCAGGCAAAGGACAGATCAGCGGCACCAGCAGTGATGGACAGAAAATATCTATGGCTATTGCCGCACGCGCAATGGAGCAATACAGACGAGATGGCCGTGTAGACCCAGAGACTGTTCTTGCAGATCGCTCGCTAGTTCCGGAACTTGCCAGTATTGACATCACAGGTCGCTCCGAGCGCGCCATTGAAGAACTCCGCGCCGCAGAGAAATCCGCCCATAATCCGTGGATAACGACAAAAGATCTGATCAGCATCTCCACGAAACAGGAGAAGCCCAACACAAAGCCGGACGAACTAGTCCTCGGCCAAGAAACTCGGTCTCAGCGCAAGAAAGAGCGCATGGCGATTGTCGGCAAGGCGATATATGAACTCAAGCAGATAATTGGTGGGGCGACATCTAAGGAATTCCCTGGCGTCACCCGTGCTGACATAGACCCAAAGATCGTGCGCCTATTGATGAAGGAGCCGCTAGAGGTTCTCAATGCACGACTTGAAAAGGCCGCAATGAGGATGCACATGGGCTTTGACCGGCGTGTGCGCGTGCGAATGACAGAAGATGACCTAATGAACTTTGGCAAGACCGGCTCAGTTCGGGCAGGTGGGACAAACAGTAGTTCGCAGCCATCACGACGACTTGAGCGCCTCATGCGGATGGACCCCGAATATCGTGAATCACGCTCGGCAAGGTCAATGGCCGGAAACAAGATTGCCCCCGTTTCTGGGACTGACAGCGCTGTATCACAGGGCCTGAAAATGGCGCAAATGATCCTTGAGTCTGGCAAAACTCTGTCAAACATGTCCGATGAACAGATACAGGATACGTTCAGCGGCGAAGTCTCTAGAAAAGATAACAATAGAAACGATAGAGAATCAGACCCAGTCTACCTAACCAAGAATCGTGCAATTGCGGTTGCGATACTTGCACTTGGCGAGAAGGTTGAACTTCAGCCAAGTTCGACAACCGGAAAAATCATCCCTCAGCAGTTGGTGAGCGAGGCAACATCTGGCGCACTGCTACTCGTGTCCAAGGATTCTGATGAATGGCGCGACTTTGCTGAAAAAATCGGCTTGCCAAGTGACGAGCGCGCCACAAATGAAGAAATGGACGATGCGCTAACCAACTTCATTGAAACCTACAACATCAACTTCTGCTCAATGCCACAAGCCAGCGGGAATATCCTGTGCATCAGTGGAGTTGAGGTTGACAGAAATGAAATGCCACAACTCGTCGGTAATCCAATTGACGGTAAGAGCGTTGCTGGAAGAATGTTCATTGACGGCATGCTTGACGGAACATGGAAGTCCAAGTTCGCAGACGAACTGGCAGAGTCGCGCGAGAAACTGCGTGCTGCAAGAAATTCGCGAGATGAAGACAACACGGAACACAATATTGCCATTGTTGATGCAATACAGCGGCGCGTTGCCGCGCTGGAACAGAAGGAACTCCAATACAGGAAACTATCTGCACGTCACGACAATCCACAGGGAAAGAGTGCCGACGAGGTGCGTGAGCAGGAGAGTGCAATAACGACTGCGATTGATGAGTTTGAGGACAAACTCAGCGATCTTCGTTTCACGGGCAATACGCGTCAAGCGGAAATTGACAAAGTCAATGACCAAATCAACGCGGCAAATGAGCGACTTGACATATTGCGCTCAATGAAGACCGGAAAACTGACGGACGAAGAAAGATCGTGGTTGTATCAGAATACGGATTGGTCTTCGGTTACCGTTGATGCCCAGCCGCTGTTCTTGGAGTTTGCCGCCAAGGCCTTGGACAAGGCCAACATTGCACAAAGCGATCCAACCCCCGTTGACCCGCTTGACCTACAGCCAACACAACTGAATGTCAGCGCGACAAAGGTAAATGAGTATGCGCAGAACATCTTCATGGAGGTGGAGATCATCTCTGACATCCTGAAGGCAAAAGGCCTCTATCCGGGAACCGATGAGTATGCGGCGGCACTGTCCAAGGAACTCATGGATAACCCAATTGGGACGCGGATCGTCGTTGCAAGGAATGGACAGATAATTGACGGCCACCACAAGTGGGCGGCAACAATCATGGTCAACGAATCGCTGCCCGACAACGAAAAGTTGCCAATACTCGTCTCCGAAATTGATGCTGACGTAATAACAGCACTATCACTGGCAAAGGTATTCCAGACTGCAATGGGCATTGCCACTCCAGATACGAAGAAACGTGAGTGGAAGCATGACACTGCCCGACCGATAGGTGAGCAGGAAGTCAAGATGCTTGTGAACTCAATGGCTGAAGATGCCAGTTCATTGGTCAAGGAACTCCATGAGGATGGCCATTTCATAAAGATCGCTGGCGTAGGAATACCAGCATCAGGTTCGACCAAGTTGGCGAAAACCGTTGAGAAAATGCGCACGTCTGCTGATATGTCGGCAACAGATTCAAGAAGCGCGTTTGAGACCGGACTTGGCGGACGCAACAACCGCACCAAGCAAAGGACGTTTACCGGAGACGGATTTGACAATGTACGGAAGACCAAGAAAGCGATTGAGTCTTCTCTAAAGAAGGCAAACCTAACGCAATGGCAGGCGGATGCAGTAAGGCAGGCGGCATATTTCGTCCTCATGATGGAGAAAGAAGGCCCTGCCGGCATGGTGTCCGAGGCGGCCCTCCGCATTTCACGTATTGGCGGTCGCGGCCTTGCATACACGGTCCTCAATTACCTGAATAGTGAGCGCAAAATCAAAAAAGCGGACGTGGAGAGAATCTCGGCGCAGGTTGAAAGAGGCAAAACACGTTCAGTTACTGCTGAGGAGCGCAGCAAACTCGTCAATGCATTCAGATCTATTGTGCCTCAACTAAAAACATCCATTGCGCAGAGCGCAGATGCAGAAGAGTCAATGCCGACAAACTTTGACGACAGGGTGCGCGCGATCACTGGCCGCCGAACCATGCGCCAAGCAAGCAACGAAAATGCGGGCGAAGACACTGGTCTCGGCAATCAGGGACCGCGCATCAACTCCTTCATGCGCAAGCACTACGCAAAAATCGGAATTCCTGTAGATGCGCCAGAGGATGTGTTCCCAGTCCATGGATATGTCGTTCATAAGTCCCACGTCGCGTCACGACTCAATGCAGCACGCGAGAAAGGCATGGGCAACATAGAGGAAACCGCAGTGTTTGAGATATCCAAGACAGATCCAAGCGGAGACGGATTGCCGGCATATGGTGAGGTTGAAGTGGTCCTGAGGAAACCGGTCTCGTCACGTGCCGCATACTCGCTCGGTCAGTCAATGGCAATTGGCTCTACCCCGGTCAAACTGAATTCAACAGTCAGGGAGGACATTGCCGATGCCTTCTATTCGGCACGCAACCCCAAGGGCAAATGGGCAAACCTTGACGCAATAATCGGTCTACTAATGGCAGAAATCACCAACGACTACAACAATGTAAACACGACAGTCATGGGAGACGAGCCTTCAAACAGGGTCTTTGAGGCCTTGGTACTAGGTGGCTTTGACAAGGATGAGGTCGCGCAAATCAACTATCCATATTCACGAATCACGGAACTTGCAGAAGCCGAGTCGGTTGGCAACCTCATTTCAGACAAGGAAATAAGGACCAAACTTGCACAGGCTGGTTTGATTCCTGAGGAAATTGAGTACGTGATGTCAATGCCGTCATCCCAGAAAAAGACAAAGGCCGAACGAGAGATCCGTGAGTACTTGGCCGCCCAGAAAGTCAAGCAAAGATTGAATAATCTCGGATTTGAGAATGTCAAGATTGCGCATCCAGACGGATTTGACCTAGACGATCCACGCACCTATTCACGTGGTGCCCGTCGCGGGGATTCCGTTATGGCGGTACTAAAGAACAAGATGCTTACTGAGTTGACGAAACTTGGACAGTCTTCCTCAAATGAAGCCAAGAAGGACGAGTCAAGCAAAATCGTCAAGCGACAGGGCCAGCAAGCATGAAAGCGGTACTAGTTGGGCTAAATGGAGACAGCAAGCTCTATTACGACCTTGATGCATCGGCCAGCGACCCTGATGGTGTCGTGGAGAAGCCAAATGGCGATACCTATAAGGTTGATTTCTTCTCTTATGTCGCTTCTTCGCTTGGGCTGAAGAAACTGATGACTACCTCCTTTCATAGGAGGCTGTGGGATGAGCCAACAAAGCAAAACGAACGCGCGTGGGTTGAAATGTTCGTAGACAAGACGCGCAAGCCGACGGACAAAATGCTGGATGACCTTGACATACTGTCAACACTTGGCAGGAATAAGTCAAAGATGAAAACCAAATCGGATGCTGTGTCGTCGTTTATCAGGACCAAAACGCTCTCAGGAATTGAAACAAAGTCATGTTGTGGTGACGAACAACACCAAGAACGCCACAAACAAATGACATTTTCTAGTAATATTCATAGGCGCGAGGCGTGGCTTGCCATGATCCTTCTTCGTGATTTGGAAAGTGAGTAAATAATGACCGGTTTCAATGACGCGCCGCTTGGCAAGGCCGATCCGCTTGGCGGTCTACTCCCGCAGGAAATCGTCACTGGCGACGTACTTCGCGGATATGGACCAAGAAGAGGCAACCTTGAGCGCCTTCTTCGTTACTGGCGGCCAATCATGCGCAAGCCAGGTGGCTTCCGCCGTTGCCGCGTGATTTTGGCGAACCATCCGGAGTTGTACCCGCTGAACAATATCTGCGCGTGGCTTCACCATGAGACAACTGGCCTATGGCCGAACGAGGGCTGCCATCACCCAGGAATGAAGAACTGCAAGAAGAAGATGCGCAAACTTACGAATTGGACGGATGCCGAATTTGCGTCCCACCTTCGCGGGAAGTTCAAAAAGCGTCCGACGAACTCGCCAAAAGGCAAGTCAGCACAGCGTGATAACGACATGTTCTTCTATGACTTTGAGGAATATGACCAAAAGACCGCACAGTACGTTGTCACTGAATCAGATGTAAAGTACGCAACAGAGGTTCTGTCCGAGTTTGCGGCGCTGGAGGAAAAGTTCACAACTTTCCTTGGCGACGACAAGAACTGGGAAATTGTTGGCACAAACGAAGACGGCCAAGAAGTCTCTACGCCGGTAATGGGAAAGAAGTCACTGGACGATGACATTCTTTAATGATGCAGATTCCGATTCTTGCTGCGACGAAAAGAGCGAGACCTACGTCTATCGCGTAATTATTGCTGACCTTGACTCACGCGAGCGAATTGATCACATTCGCGCATTTCCAGCATCCAGCAAGCAGTCCGTCTCGTACAAGGCGTTATCTCGCATCAATGGGAACAACCGCAAAAAGGTCGTGACCGAGGAATCTTCCACGGTCCTCACCAAGGCGGCCGCAGGTCGGCAGATAGCAAGCGGCATCGTAAGTTCTCTGGTACCAGGTGACATGAGCCCTGTCAGATCACCAATCAGGTCTGCTGCGTGGAGAACAATCACACCAGGGTTCGGTGGTGGTCGCGGAGGTTCACGGCCGGGAGAAAATCGCGGCTACCGATGCCCAGAGGGCTACCAATATGGAGGACGCTTCACTGATAATCGTCTCTCAACTTGTGGTGCCAAGTTGTTTGACATTCCGAGCCCACTGCGCGCAATAGCGCGTGCACTAATGAACGCAGGTTCAGTTGCTCCTGGGACAATTACTGGTCGTGAGG